TCGGTGAAAAGGCGGGTGTATCCTGGACGCGGGGGCTTGACATTGGTGGCGTATGGAATGTCCATGTGCGTGAAATACACCAAACTTGATGTTTTGTCGAGTTTTTCCTTGCGTCGGGTTGAAAACTGGTGGATAAGGCGCGTGACGCGAAGTGGAATTCATGTCAAAGTTCTTCCCGCTGATCCTTCAGCAAAGCCCCGAGCGCGGTTTCCACTTCCCGCCTCGGGGCTTTTCCTTTCTGGAAACAACCACGGTTCATCGGTCGGCAACGGCCCACGGAGGATCACCACTAGGGCATCCGGGCGGCAACGATTGCGCACTATCGACCGTCTCATGCGGAAACTTCAAATCCCCCGCAAGGGAAGAGCGGTTGCCCGAAAAGTCGCTGCCGATGGCGATTGCGGAGGACTCAGAGACTCAAACGATTTTCCTGATCGTAAGAGTGCGCGTTTCTTAAATTCCCGCTTCAGGAAGGCGGGGTAGTAATCAAACGAATGAGCATCACAAAACGCAGACAGGAGATGTACGTGACTCTTGATGAAGGGTTGATCCGGGCCGGAATGAAAAACGGTATCGGATTGAAACGCCAGCAAGCCAAAGTCCTTGGCGAGTCGATGCCGCTAAAAGCGGGGTGGCTTGAAAGATCAATCGGAAAACGGATTTCAATCGACCAATACGACTGGTTCCTAAAACTCAAGGGCGACCAGTTCAAAAAGACTCGAAAATAACCACAAACACCACCATGCAACGCCTGAAAATCGACCTGCTGAAACTCACCGGAGTCAAGCCCTTCACCGCGAAGGACGGCACCGCTTACATCGCGATCCCCGTCGAAGCGAACTCCATCCACGTCGGCGCGAAGGGGTCTTACATGGACCTCTCGCTGATGGACAACCGCGACGGACCGGATCAATATGACAACGACGGATTTGTCACCGTGGACATCGGCAAGGAGCGGCGGCAGGCTGGCGAAAAGGGTCCGATCATTGGCAACTGGAAGTGGATTGGCGATAGGCCGGGGCAGAAGGCGGTTCCTGTGCCAGTGTCGAGGAAACCGCTTGCTGCGACCAGTGACGCGCTGGATGAGGATATGGAAGACTTGCCGTTTTGATCTCAACTGAACGTCCCGCGACCCCGGCCGGTGGATGCGTTGGCAATCTCCCGGCGTAGATCCGGCGGCAACCACGCCTCGCGCTTTGGCTCGCTGTATGTCGTCGCGGAGTCCATGAGCGTGATCCCGATTGCCAAGCTCAGGATGTCGTCGTCGTGACCGGTGAGAGCCTCCATCTTCCCGCTTGGCTTCGTGCCGAAGTTCTTCATTTGTGCGATGATCCACGGACACCGCACCTCGTAGCCCCTGCCGATATTTCCCCGGCCAGCCTCGCGTATCTCCCCGATCAGCTTTTCGAGGATCATGGCCCGCGTCGTCTTGTCCGTCACCCATCCAAGGGCGTTTGTCTCGACCTGCTCGCGCCGGTTGAACATCGGGCGGACGAAGATATGGGCGTCCGGCCTGAGTTTCAGTAACTCGACAAGCCCCCTGTCCATGTTCATTTCCGGGGCGATGATCGCGTTGTAGTAGCGTGCCATGCGGTAAACCTCTTCCTCCAGCACATCGATGTTCCACCAGCAGCAGAGAGAACCCGGCTTGTGACCTGGCACCATCATGTTACGCATGACCAGCGCCGGTTCGATCCACTGGCCGCGGTGATCGACGTAGCCCGCCCGGTGGACAAGGACCGAGTGGCTATCCGGGTCGTCGCCTCCGGTTTGGTCCGCACCGGTCATCGGGTCGATGCTGACGAGGTAGCGGCACCCAACCCGCGGTTGTTCCCAGCGGACGCACCTCGCCTGTTCCTCGCGGCACGGGACAAACATCACCCGGTCGGACTTCTCGTCGTGGTTGAGTGATCCGAACTCACGCGGCCGGATTCTGACCAACGATTCCTGGTAGGTGATGCCCGACTGCTCGAAAACGCACCGTCCAGAGCGCAGAAACGCGGTGTCAGGGTCCGACGGGTAGTCCTGCTTGAACTTGTCCCAATCACCCTTGCACTCGTCCCGCAGCGCCCAGCGCATCCATGCCACTTGGTCAAGCTCCAGCATCACACCGAGTCGGGATCCAACGTCATCAACATACGCCTGCTCGTCCGCCCGCAGGTCGTCCCATGAGGCAATCCCCTCGGTCGCCGGGTCAAGCCGCGAGTCCTCGAACTCATACCACGCGGAGAAGATACGGCAGTAGCCATTCGCGCCGGCCTTGAGTTGGTCGAGCGTGATGCCGCCCTGCCACACGTCGTAGAAGTAGCCGTTCGCGCCGTATGCGGTGCTTTCGAGGATAATCACGGTGCCGTCCTCGAATCCGACGCACTTCAAAAGCCCGTCAAGCACGTTGTCGGCGTTTGCCACACCTTCGCGGGCAAGTAACGCGGCCTCAGTGACCAACAGAAACTGATACGTGCCCGAGCGCCCGGGCGAGGCTGTGGCCAGCGTGATCCGCTCCATGGTCGAACCGTTGCGGAATCGCCCCTCCATGTCCATGACCTTGCAGGCGGCAGGGTCAAGTCTGTCGTGCTTGGCGTATGTCGAGAGGATTTTGAATAGATTCTGCCCCTGGAAGTGAGCACCCCCGGCAATCAGCCCACGCTTGGGCCGTTCCTTTAGGTCCACATAGCCGATTCCCACGCTGCCGGTGGATGATCCCTTTTGCCGCGGCTTGAGAGCAATGATCCGGCAGGGAATACCAAGCTCCCGGCAGATTCTCCGGGCCTCCGCGATCCGCCGTTGGTGGATGTTGGCTTTCGCGCCCGTCTCAAGGTAGCCATCCTTCCGCTGGATCGTCAGGTATCGCTCGAACTGCCCGACGAAATCACCGGCCAGAACCGACCGCACAATGTCCATGTCGCTTGCCATGCGGGCAACAAATAACCCCGGCCCGATGTTTTGTCGAGTCCGGGAATAGGTGGGGATTGGTTCATCAATCAAATCCCACTTATTCCACCTCGATGTTTTGTCGCTTTTTAACTTGTGTCAATTGGTGGTTTCGGATATTGTCTCCACATGTCATCCGAACTTCAAAACGTCGAATACAGGCCGTGCTTCTTCCACACCACTGGAGTTTACCGATTGCAGGTCGGGGGTTACTTTTACATCGGCTCCAGCATCGCCGTTGGTGCGAGACGTTCCGAGCACGTTCTAGCGTTGAAAAGGAAAGAGCATCGAATCCCCAAGCTGCAAGCGGCGTGGGATAGCGGTGCGCCGATGAAGTTTATCATCGTGCAAGAAACACGGCCAAAGTCGTGGGACAAGAAGGACGACGGCAGAGCCAGGGCGAGACTCCTTGAGGATCAGGAGATCAAAAAGCACTTCGGGAGTGAATATTGCTGCAACCTGTCGGATAGCGCCTACTGCAACTCCGAGATTGGCGAGGCGGCCAGAAGGAAATGGATGGACCCTGAATATCGGTCCCGTCAAATTGCAAGAATCCGCGAGAGCAGAAAGATTCCGATTTCCGATGAATGCCGTAGAAAGATGGCGCTCGCGAAAACCGGGGCTAGAAACGTCAAGTCCAGGTCATGCACGCTCACCTACAACGGGAAGGTGATGAATTTTGTGACCGGGACTGAGGCGGCAAAGCATTTCGGGGTATCCCAGCAGATCATGCACCTGTGGTTGACCGGGCAATGCAAGTGGTCGGGAGTGGGCAGGACGCCAAAGAGTATCCATGCGAGATCGCTGATTGGTTTGCGTGGCGCTTATGATTACTTACTTGTAGCAAGTAGTGGTTGAGAACATATAATAGAGGTAATGCGGAATCGGATTTTTCCCGTCTTTCCCTACTCCCGTAAGGATTCCACTCGAAAACGCTCTATCAACTCCTGTAATTTACCCCGAAAACCACCGTCTAACGGTGTTCCACGGGATTATTTGGCCTTTTTCCCGCCCTCGACCGCATCGAGCACCGCACGGACCTTAGCGGCATACTCAGGATTCTGGAGTAGGTCCAAGAGATCGGTTCCACCACCCCCGGCGTCCCGCTTTGGCTCCGGGGCTTCCGCTGGCCGGCCTCGACGGTGCAGCAGGAGCGTTTGAGCCGCAGCCAGGCGCGTCCGGTAGTCGGCAACCACCGCTTCGCCCTTCGTGTAGGTGTCGGCGTGCAGGGCGGCTTCTGCAATCGTCTCAATCAGCTTCTCGGGCGCGATAGCTTCGTCAATGATGCCGGACCAGTCGATTTCCTTGTTGCTCATGGTGGCAGTATATACCGGGTGTCAAATCACGACACCCCGCGCCCGCGCCCGCGACCTTGACCAACTCAATTTTTGAGTCCACTCTTCCGCATGGACAAATGGCAGCGTAGGGGATTCCTTGTTAGATTGCAGCAGGGACAAACGAACAACGAAGCATCGGCCGCGGTTGGACTGAGTAACTTCCCAGCCCGAAAGCTCAGGCGCGATGATCCAGAGTTTCGCGCCGAATACGAAGCCGCCAGAGAGCAAGGACGCGAAAACCGCGAAAAGCGATCACGCTGGAAACACCCAGGCCGCGGACGACGCCCGCCGATCCGTAGGTAATCGCCGCAATCCGCGAAGAATCAGGCGACCTCGAATTATTACCGGTTTTATTCGGGCTGGCAGCGTAGCACAAAGTCTTTGCGCACGCGAGGATAAGCAGGGGTATGCTGTTGGAGTCAAGCCTAAAATCGCAAGCTGTTGATTCTAAGCAACCTTCCGCCCGCACAAAAACCCACGAAGATGATCCAAGACCCAAGTCCAGCCATGCGAGCGGGTTGGCTTTCCGCCCGGTGATTCCAGCGTGATTCTGTCGGCACGGTCGCCAATCCTCACAATCCACCGTCTGACCTTTCCAGATCGGAAGTCGGTCCACTGAAGACACCCCAGCGCATCGCCCTGATTACGCGGCAGGTTGATGAGTTCTATTTCCGCAATTTCTCGGATTCGCGCTGGCATTTCAGCATCGCGGCGTTGGCGGTCGAGTTTCCAGCGTGCTGCCGCCATGCGTTTTCCTCGCTCGCTTGAGGCTTTGTGTTTCAGTCGGTTATAACGTCTGTGCATGGTTTTATTCCTTGGCAAGGGTGGTATAATTACTTGTTCGAGGTATCAATTTGCACGTCACATGGCACCTCGTTTCCCCATGTTGACCAGCCCAGCCGTTGCCGACGGGCAAACAGTTCCAGATACGGACCGGGGCTAACCTGTTCCACGATGTCTTGGAAGGCTTCGGGCTTCGCGCTATGCTTTCCACGGGGCCAGGTCCACCAGGTCGTATTGCACAGCCTTGGAGATTCACACATTTCACCTTCGAGCGTAGGGAGTGCCATTTGCAGCCTTTTCCAGTCGTCCACGGAAGGAAAGCAGTCGTCATCCTCCCATCGCTTTGAGATGCGCGTTACTTTTCCACGGATGAGCGTGTCGAGTTCCCTTTGTGATATTCCGGCAGATTCTCTCGCGTCTCTTATCTTCGCGCCCACTTTAAGCCGCCCGAACAAACAGAACTCAGTGGTGTTTGCGAACGCTCCCCCCGGACCTTGCCCGACTGGTTTTTTACACCATGTCAGCGTCTTTATGACCGAGAATCCCCACTTGTCCATGATGTCTTTCGCATCCCACAGGAAGCGTTGAGTCGTCCAGACATACAAATGAGCGCCGGGGGCAGCCAGCGCAGAGATTGGCATCGCGGTTATTTCCGGCAGTGTCATTGTCGGGTAGGGCATCGGCCTCCAACCTTGTCCGCCTACTGATCGAGGTCCGACGAAGCGGCCGGAATACGGCCAAGGAGGATCGGCCACGATACACCGGAACCTCGAACAAGCGCATGGAGCCAACGCCGATGGGCGTTGGTCCTGAATACGGGAGTCTGTGGCGGCGTGGCTCATGCTAGTCGT